GAAAGGACCGACCTAGACACGTTACAATGGCTTACACACGCACAAGAGGAAGCAATGGACTTTGTGCTTTACTTGGAACGACTAAAAGACGAATACAGAGGTAGCTTATTAACTAAAATGGTAAAGCAATCAGAAGAAGACGGACTATATAAAACCAAAGACAAATGAAAATAACAATCGAACAATACGAACACACCGTAACACACGAAGTCCCATTCAACGATGTTGACCTAGACGAAGCAATTAGAATGTGTGAAGGACTACTTAAAGCTATAGGGTACTGTTTTAGTGGTAACCTTGAGATTGTGGATGATGAACTTAAACAACAAGAACAATGAAAATAGCAATGTATGACCTTGAAGGACATTTATTAGAAGTACATATTGTAAAAACAATAGTAGAACTTGAAAAACAGCTTGATATACCACAAGGCTCTTTAAATAATTGCCTTAATGGAAGTATTTTAACGACTATCAATATGCAATTTAGAGAAGTAAAAGGCAAAAAAAGAATTATCAATAAAATAGGAGATGTAAGCAATTGCACTCAACACCATGCAAAGCCTGTTCATAAATACTATAAAGGAGTTTACATATACAGCTATGATTCAGCTACTATAGCTTCAGTAAAGAACAGAGTTGAAGTAGCTAATATCAATAGATGTTGCAATCATGAAGTAAACACAGCAGGTGGATTTGAATGGAAATATGCAATTTAATTTTAAACAACAATAACAATGAAAACAGCAGTAGAATTTTATAGAGAAGAATTAAATGCTTTGGTTAGCCTTAGAGAAACCAAATTTAAAACGGAGCAAGAAATCTTTGAACAAGCCAAAGAAATGGAGAAGGAGCAGATAGAAATGGCTTACAAAGCAGATTTGCATCCGTGTTCTGATCAAGATGCAGAACAATACTACAATGAAAACTTTAAACAACAAGAAAAATGAATAAACATGATGAATTAAGAACTTATACAAAGTTCCAACATTGGTTAGCTACTAACTACAATGATTTACCGACTACTAGCGGTGAAATGACTGAAAGAGCAATAAAATATTTGAAGGAATCAAAAACTAAACCTTTAAACAACCCGAACAATGAAAATAGTAATTGAAAGCGAAAACAACCATAAAATAGATGATTATGGTAAAAATGAATTAACATTTGAAGTTAAAAAAGATATTGTATTTATAAGAGCAAAAATACAAGGTATAGAGCATGATTTTGACTTTGATTTAGATTTTGAACAATTTGAGAATTTAATTGATTCAATAAAAATTCAATTTAAATAATAAGATTTTGCAACAAACGTTAACTAACCTTTAAACAACAAGAAATATGAAACAAGAATTTTTGCCTTATGAGTTGGCTTTAAAACTCAAAGAATTTGGATTTAATCAGCCTTGTTCGAAATGGTATTCTTCTATGGGTAGAATGTTGGACTCAGGTAAAAGCAATCAACCTACACTAGACTACTCTTGCTCCGCACCACTATTCCAACAAGCATTTAGATGGTTTAGAGAGGAGCATAATTTATTTGGTTGTATTGACCTTCAAGTATGCACTCCACCACATTGGTTTCTGAGAATTGATGAGATATCTAAGAATGATTACATATTTCATTCTGAAGATGAAAATTATAGGTTCAATACCTATGAAGAAGCAGAACTTGCTTGCCTTGATAAACTGATTGAGATTGTAACTAAACAACAAGAACAATGAAAATAGTTAGCCTTTACCCAAGCAATGATGTCTACCAAGTAGTAAGTGAAGATGAAAGAATAGTTTACTTTCAAGGTAGTGAAGAAGATTGTGAGAAATATAGAATGAAAAGACTTTTTAAATTTTAAATCATAATAATCATATTGTTGGAGTCAACAAAATGATAACTAAACAACAAGAACAATGAAAGAGAAAACAAAAGCAATCATATTTCTGCTATTTGTAATATCCGTTTTTTGCTATGGATTCCTTCACTTTGTAGGTTATGTATGGCGAGGAGCATTTTAAACGTAAACAAATAAATAAATATACAATGGAAAACAAGTTAAACACGGGAGCAATCTTCAAAAACACGAACAAAAAATCTGATAACCACCCCGACTACAAAGGAAAAGTAAACGTAAATGGGAAAGAAATGGAAGTAGCGTTATGGGTAAAACAAGGTAAAGCGGGTAGTTTCTTTTCTGCAGCGTTCTCAGAACCATATGTTGCACCAGCTACAATGGAGCGTAAACCAATTAGTGATTCAATGGATGACGATTTGCCTTTCTAATGTACATTGATGAGGGAGGATTGCGAAAGCAATTAGAGATTTTGCTTCGTAACAAAACACGAAACCAAATTGTGCAGGAAATCAAAACACGTACAGGAAGATTCCACCAATACCAAATAGACAAATTTCTACAAGGTAAAGATGTAACACTTTGCACAGTGATTAAGCTAGACAATTACGTCAGCAGAGAGATTTACTTAAATGATTTAGAGCCACTTTAATTAGTGGCTTTTTTATTGTTGAAAACTTTTTAGCAACGTGATTAGATTTTCATCGTAATTTTGATTAGAAATTAATCAATGGAACTATTAAACGAAATATCAAAGCAGCATAATGAATGGCTAAAAATAGTCAGGACATTTGGATGTGAGTTCCCTGAAGATGTAGTCCAAGATGCTTACTTACGGATTCATAAGTATGGCAACGCTGATAAACTTATAATCAACGGAGAGATAAACAAGTTAATTATGTGGACTATCCTTCGCAACGTATCTCACGACACCAACAAAGCTAACAGAATAGAGTTTATATCATTAGAGGATGTTTGGAATATACAAGACACCAGTGAGGATTTAGATAAGCACGAAGCATTAAGCAAAGTAGATAAGTTGATTGAGTTAGAATCATTGACTTGGCATCATTACGACAAGATGTTATTTGATTTGTACAGAAAAACGGAACTATCAATGCGAGAAATTGCAGAAGCTACAAAGATACATTACACTTCTATCTTCCATACATTAAAACGATGTAAGCAAAGACTACAAGAAGCAGTAGGTGAAGATTACCAAGACTATTTAAACAAGGATTTTGAACTAATAAAATAAATATGATATTTAAAAATATATTTGAAGTTTTAGAAGCTGAATTAGAAAGACGCATTGAAAGGTCAAAAGATAATTACAGACTTTTTTGTGACCAGGAAAAAATTAACAAAAAGCTCAGAGCGGAAAACGAAATGCTTAGAAAAGATTTAGCAGAATTAAGTAAAGAATATTTTAAAAAATAAACAATGGAAAAACGAACACCAAAAAAGAAAGCTACAGGATTAGGAGACACAGTAGCACAGATAACAAAAGCTACAGGAATTGATAAACTAGTTAAATTTGTAGCAGGAGAAGATTGCGGATGTGATGCACGTAAAGAAAAGCTCAATGCATTATTTCCTTACAGAACCCCTAAGTGTTTAACAGAGGATGAATACACGTATCTAACAGAATCAAAAGTATTAACTCAACAAACTTTTAAACCAAGTGAGCAGGATGCAATATTAAAGATTTACAATCGCATCTTTGGAATCAGCAGAGAACCTACATCTTGTGCAACTTGCTGGATGGAGATTATCAATAAAATGCAAAAAGTATATAACGAGTACATAACAGAATAAACAAATGGGTTATTATCTAGTTGACTACGGAAAAGAACTAATTGCGGAAGCAAATCTTCTTACAGACCATCTTACAAAGCAAGGGCATCACTACGTGGTTTACTTGACCAATGCAGATGGATTAATGTGCGTAGAGGAAATAGATGAGGACGAATTTTTAAACCACTTTAAAAACAACCAAAACACGAAATAAGAAATGGCAAAAGTAGGAAGACCAAGAAACCTAGATTCACCAGAACAACTAAGTGAACTATTCAACAAGTACAAAGCAGACGTAAAAGCGAACCCAAGAATCAAAAGCGTATTCGGAGGTAAGGAATTTGAAGAGAGAGCAGAGCCACTAGAAAGACCTCTAACACTAGAAGGATTTGAATTGTTTTGCTACGATGAAGTAGGAATAGTAGAGCAATATTTTAAGAATACAGACAAAAGATACAACGAATTTGTACCCATCTGTACACGTATACGAAAAGCAATCCGTCAAGACCAAATCGAGGGAGGTATGGTAGGACAATACAATCCGTCCATTACACAACGTCTGAATGGCTTAACTGAGAAAGTTGAAAGTACGATTATAACAGAGCAACCATTGTTTAACCTTGATGAATTATCAGATAATGAATAACTACTACGTGTACACTCACAATAACATAATCACAGGAGAATGTTTTTATGTGGGAATAGGTAAAAACGATAGAGTATTTGATGGAGGTTCAAAGCGAAATAGAAAATGGCGAAAGTACGTTTGGGATAATAACGGATTTCAATTTCAAATAATAGTAAACGGAATCAGTAAAGAAAAAGCATTAGAAATAGAACGTAGTTGCATTGTGTCTTTAGGTCTTGAAAACTTATGTAATATTGTGGGTGAAGAAGGAAATAGCACCGCATTTAAAAAAGGTCTTGTACCTTGGAATAAAGGATTGAAAAATGCACAAGCACCATCAAGCAAAAAGGTTCAGTTTAATGGAGTTTTATTTGATTCAGTTAACGCTTTAATTTCTCATCTTGAAATTGGAACAACTACGTTTTATCGTAGACTTAAAAAAGAAGTTATAGAAATACAATATGTTTAGAGTAACTACTGCAATAAAAAAGATTCTGCAATTAAAAAAGAGAATTAAAATTATACAAGGAGGTACGAGTGCAGGTAAGACATTTTCGATACTTCCAATTCTTATAGATAAATGCGCACGAGAACCAAACCTAGAAGTTTCTGTTGTTGCTGAATCCATCCCTCATTTAAGAAGAGGAGCTTTAAAGGACTTTATCAAAGTGATGAGGTGGACAGGTAGATACAACGATGACCGATTTAACAAGACGCTTTTAAGATACGAGTTTGGCAACGGATCAGTAATGGAGTTCTTCTCAGCAGATGACGCATCTAAACTCAGAGGAGCAAGAAGAGACATCTTATACATCAATGAGTGTAACAACGTCAGCTTCGAATCATACAACGAGCTTTCAATCCGTACAAAGAGAGAAGTATTTTTAGACTTTAATCCTGCAAATGAGTTTTGGGTACACAAGGAACTAAAAGACGAACCTGACTCAGACTTTATAATCTTAACCTACAAAGACAACGAAGCTCTCGATGAATCAATAGTATCTCAGATAGAAAAGAACCGAGAGAAAGCAGCAACGAGTTCTTATTGGGCAAATTGGTGGAGAGTTTATGGACTAGGAGAGATAGGAAGTTTAGAGGGCGTAATCTTTAACAACTGGAAAACAATTGACACAATACCAAGCGAAGCAAAGTTGATAGGAATTGGACTTGACTTTGGATACACGAACGACCCTACCTCAGCAATCGAAATATATAACTACAACGGACAAAGAATAATCAACGAGATATGTTATCGCACAGGAATGGTAAACTCAGACATTGCAAAGGTACTACCGAATAGCGTTACTATTTATGCTGATAGCTCAGAACCTAAATCAATAGAGGAGATTCGTAGATTCGGAAAAATGATTAAAGGCGTAACCAAAGGAGTTGACTCAATCAAGTTCGGGATAGATGTAATGCAACGACAAGATTACTTAGTGACTTCACAAAGTACAAACCTAATCAAAGAGCTTAGAAGCTATTGTTGGAGCGTAAAGAAAGACGGAGAGAAAACAAACGTACCTATCGACCATTACAATCACGCTATTGATGCATTGAGATATCACGAGATGGAAACACTAGGACTAAAAAAGAACTATGGACAATACAACATCAGATGATTTACCGATGATGCAAAGAGTAGTTGAAGATTACATCTATCAGCGTACAGGAAAACGAATCACAATAGTATTTGATGACGTTATGCAAATCAGAAGACACTTCCAAATGTTGACTGCAGCATTCGACATTATCACAGTGCAACAAAACAAGAACAAATAAGTTTATATATTATGAAGTTAGAAATTAACGTACCTTCTTCCCTAAGTGAAATACCTTTAAAACATTACCAAGAATTTCTTAAAATTCAGGCAGATTCCAACGATGAGGAATTTGTCGCTCAGAAGATGATTGAAATCTTTTGCGGTATAAGTCTAAGGGACGTTGTTAAAATGAAGCTAACGAGCTTAAATGAGCTAATAGCACACTTCACAAAGTTATTCTCTGAGAAACCTGAGTTTAAAAACAGGTTTAAAATTACAACAGAGGAAGGCGAGATTGAATTTGGGTTTATTCCAGAGCTTGAGCACATTTCTTTTGGTGAGTATGTAGATTTAGAAAACCATCTAACAGACTGGGAAACGTATCACAAAGCGATGGCAGTAATGTACAGACCGATTGTGAAAACACGAAAAGATAAATACGATGTTTTACCATACGAACCAAACAAAGACTTTCAGGAGTTAATGAAGTTCGCACCTTTAGATGTAGTGTTAGCAAGTTCTGTTTTTTTTTGGACTTTAGGAAACGAGTTACTACAGGCTACCCTGAACTATTTGGAGAACGAGATGACGAAGAACAAGAAACTTACAACGACTTTTCAGAAACAACTCAATTTGCCAAACGATGGGGATGGTATCAATCAATATATGCAATCGCTCAAGGAGACATTACAAAGTTCGATGAGGTTACCCGATACAAACTTACTAAGTGTCTCACCTATCTCACCTTCGAAAAGCAAAAAAACGATATTGAACGCAGACAATTTGAACGCAATATGAAACGATGACAGGATTTTACGACATACTAAATAAATTAAAGATACATTTCGAGAATGATGAAATCGTAAACACGGTAACTCAAGGCGATATCTTTCAAGTTGATTTAAGCAAACAGACTATCTTTCCGTTAACGCACATAATGGTTAATAGTTCTACACTACAAGATAACACACAGACGTTTAACGTGTCGTTAATAGCGATGGATATTGTAGATATTTCCAAAACGGAAACAACTGATACATTTCAAGAGAACAACAACGAGCTTGACGTTTTAAATACACAACACCACGTTTTAAACAGATGCTATCAGCAGATGCTTCACGGCAATTTGTGGGATGCTCAGTTTGTTATTGAAACAGACCCTAGTTTAGAACCATTTACAGAACGATTTGAGAATTTACTAGCAGGATGGACGATGACATTTGATGTTGTAGTTCCTAACGATATGACAATATGCGATACAGATAGTTACGCACCTTTCTGTTCTCCTGCATTTGTTGTAAACTCAAACGGAAGTTACTCAGCAACTATTCAGAGCGGAGAATCACTTACGTTACCTGACACAACATTGAATCTACAAATAGACGGAACACAAGTAGCGACATCAACATTTGCAACTTTAAGCAATCAAACAATAAATTTAGTATGGCAATAGACATAAACATTCCATCACAGGTAAAGAACTACGCAAACCTAGCAGCATTCCCAGCAACAGGTAGTTTAAAAACTATCTTCATAGCAGAGGATACAAACAAAACATATCGTTGGACAGGTTCAGCATATGTAGAGATTTCAGCAAGTCAAGCAACTGCGTGGGGAGCAATCACAGGAACACTATCAAATCAGACAGACTTACAGAACGCTTTAAACGCAAAACAAGATACGTTAGTTTCAGCAACCAACATAAAAACGATTAACGGAACTACTCTTTTAGGTAGTGGTGATATTACAGTTGGAGGAGGCGTAACAATCGGTACGACTGCAATCACTTCGGGTACTGTTGGGCGTGTCTTGTTTGAAGGTACGGGAAATGTAGTGCAAGAATCAGCTAACTTTTCGTGGGATAACACAAATGCAAAATTACTAATAAACGGAGGGTTTATAATTGGAGCTGACTTTGTAGCGTCTTCATCAGCATTTAAAATATCGGGTACTGATGCAACTTTAGCAATTAGAAGCACGTCGAGCGGTGGTTTTTGTGGGATGAATATGTACGACAACGCAAACAATAATATTGGTTCGTTTCAAATTGGAGGTACGGCAACGGGTTCACCATTTGCGGGAAATATGTTTATCGGTGCAAGACAACCAACGGGAAGACTTCTTTTTGTTCGTGGGGTTTCAGCTACTCAATCAATGACCTTGTTTTCAACGGGTAACCTACTTATCCAAGATGGCGGAACACACACAGACGCAGGATTCAAACTTGACGTTAATGGTACTGCGAGGGTACAAGGACAAATAACAACTACAACTGCCAATGCTCAATTTGGTACAATAGGAGCTTCAACGGGTGAATTTAGAGTGGATGGTGTAAATGGTGCGGGTTATGCATTTTCCGTTTACTCATCAAGTACACTTCGCTTTGGAGTAGTTGGTTTTGGCGGAGTACAAATGCCTAGTGGATTTACCATCACATCGGGTTCAACTGATTTAACTACAACAAGATTAAGAATTGGTACGGGAAATTCAACGGGTGCTATAAATATTATGGCACAATCGGGAAATACTGATGTTGTATCTTTTAAGGCAAGTAATGGAACAGACCAATTCACAATAAAAAATACAAGCGGAAATACATTAATCGGAACTTCAACGGATGCGGGTTTCAAGTTAGACGTTAACGGAACTGCGAGGGTGAGTGCATCCGCTCAAAATGTTTTCCAAATAAGCGGTACAAATGCAGTAGCTACGAGAATTGATATAAATCACGCAACAAATACGGGTTTTCAATTATCTTTAAGTTCAGTTAGAAAATGGTCTATTGCTACATATGGTGCAGGGGATTTTACTTTTTACAATGACGTTTTAACATCAGATGCATTGTTCATAAAAGGAAATACTAACAATGTTATTATAGGTTCTACTACTGACGTTGCAAGTGCTTTACTAAATGTAACTTCCACCACAAAGGGCTTCCTACCTCCAAGAATGACAACCACACAAAAGAACGCTATTGCTTCACCCGCAACGGGATTGATTGTATATGACTTAACCTTAAACTTACCTCAATTTTATAACGGTACTATTTGGGTATCACTTTAAACTTTAAACATAAATAATGGAAACAACAAACACAAACGGAGTAGCGATTCAACCAATCGTTTACCCACTTAACGAAGGTACTGCAACACGATTAAGCGTACTTGTATTGAACTTTGAAACGACTGCAACGACTTGCACAACGTATTGGCAATTACTAACCGAAGACGGAAAGCAATTAAGTCAAGGGAACTATACTCTAACTGAGGAACAATTCGTAACTTGGGGGACTGATAACAACGTGGTCAATCAATATGTGGCTGATGCTATCGGAGTAGTATTAATCTAAAAAACAAAGTATGTTAACATTAAACGAAGAGCAAGTAAAGCAATTAGAAGCAATCTTGAGTGAACTACCGATGAAGTTTGGAGTTCCTATTTTAAACATCTTAAACGAAGCTGCGAAGCCTACTGAAAACACGGATGAAGCAGAGTGAGTTACAAATAGAGTTAAACAAGTTTAGAGACTATGTAGTTAGTCAGTCTAAA